CGTAAGATAGCGCACGGACTTGTTCGCATATCTTTTTACCCTGTTCATAGCTATTACTACCCGCAGCGGTGAGCAAAGTGAGATAATCTATCACCACAGCATCGATTCTGATACCCGAATCCTTCAATTTCTTGATGAATGCTCCCAATTGCTTGGGGGTGATCGTAGATGGGGGAAATTCCTTGATATAAATCCTACCATCAGTGTTCTTATGCTCCTCTTCCAGAGCATGTCTAAGCGTAGGAACACAATTACGGAACTCCTTCATGGGAATCTTCGTCACATTGGACGCAATTCTCTTGGCATAGAGCGTTTCAGACATCTCCAGAGTCACGACAAGCACATGCTTACCTTGGGATGCCATGTTTGCCGCCACATTACCAAGGAAAATGCTCTTCCCAATGTTGGATTGTCCTGCAAACACATATAAAGCCTTACCAGCTTCTTGAAATCCACCCCCAAGAGCTTCATCCAACCATGGCCATTTGGATGAAATGGTCGCTTCATCACTCAAAATGTCATCAATGACCTTCTCAACGTCCCCATAAAGCTCAATTCCCTTATCAACATTGAGATTAATACCCGCAATCTTCTCAAATTTCTCCACGATCTTGGCAGTATCGGCTTCTCCTTCCGATATTTCTTCCGCTGACTCCAAAATGGAGTGATACATTCCCCGTTCTTTGAGGAATCTTTCAGTGTTCTCGTAGAGTTCGTCTTCATTGTGATTACTGTCAATCTCCTTGAAGGACTCAATCAGCTTTTTGAAGTTGGTCTTGAGTTCATCTGTGGTGAGATAGGTTTTTACTTCGGAAAATGTGGGGAGAGATTGTCGTTTCTCATAGAAATCTGCGACAATCTCAAAATATTTTGCAATGTTTTTGTCTGTGAAGTATTTTGGTTGAACGTAATCTGCGATGGATGCCAGATAAGCACCATTCGTGATCGCGTTCTTTACCAGAACCTTTTCAAAATAGTCGAAATCAATTTCACTCATTCAATTAATTCAATACAGCAACGTCATCTTTAGTTAAAACCACCCACTTACCATCTGGTTTAATGATTCCACATGGTTCCGTCTGTCCTTTGAATTTACCATCAACCATAAACCAATTAGCTTTCACACCAGCATGATAAGCCAAAGAGAATCTTTCATCTTCTGTTAATTCTTCGGGGTTTTCTTTTGTATATAGTGTCTTTAAATTTTCTAAAATCCATTCGTCAAATGCCTTAATATGTTTTTGGAAATCAATTTCGTTTTCCAACTGCCATTTTTTACAAAAATCTGGAGTTTCTACATTAAATTTTATTTTATTTTCCATATTTCTGAATTACATAATCATTTCCAGCTTTCCAATCATCCGTGAACTCTTGCAGTCCGGGAGACTCGTGAGTTATCATAACATCCCCAACGCCAATTTTCAAGCCTTTATTACACGCATCTAAGCTCATCAAAATGTCGTATCCATGGAAATTTGATGGACAATCCTCATCAAATCTCACCGTCTCTATCGCTTTCCGATTAAATGCCATGAAAACACCATCAATCATCACCACACGATGGGGATACACACCAAAGCTTGTCATGTGCTTCCTATCAGCGTTACCATGAGCCACCGCACCGTGTAGGTGTCCTTGTCCCATCAGATGCCAGAGCGCGGGAGACTTGATCTCAGCCTTTGAACATCCTGCCACACCGACGATATCAAATTCCTGAAACAGCTTCTCCAACTTTGGACGGGGATCGTGTTCCAGATGGACATCATCGTGGATAAACATGACGTATTCAAATTTCTCCTTGATGGCTAGGTCTAGGAATTCATTGTAAACCTTGGCAAGTCCTTGGCGATTATTGAACTTCGGATGGATGAAGTTATCCAAATCCAATTCCAATGCTGTTCTGGATAAAGGGAAGTGCCAATTATTGCCTTTGGTTGCCGTAAAAATGGCGATGTTGGAGGAGACGTTAGGATTTTCCATGAGTTCAACTTAACACACGGGAGGATAATGTCAACGATTCACTAAATATACATATGAGAAATTATGGCTTTGATTATCTAGTGAAAAAAGTGCAGACCGTTCAAGAAATGGCGAAACCTTCCATTTACGCAAAAATGGCACAAAGCGATGGGGAAGCCTTCCAAAAATTTAATAATATTTGGTCTGCCGTTGTCAATAAGATCAAATCCAAATCCGGCCAAGCTGCTGCTCAAAGACTTGCCATGGATTGTGTGATTATCAATGTTGCCAAAGCGGTTGCCAAAGAGAATATTCAAGGTTCTTTCGTGGGTTCCCGAACCACCGATTACGCAAAAGATCACGCAGATGAATATCTGGCTTGGTATAAAAAACACAAGGTTTCCAAGGCTGATCCAAAATTCGGCCCATGGGCGCAATCGGGATATAAGAAAGAATTCTATCTTGGGGAATTAGTCAAACAAAATCCCGAAATCGCCACTTCCGAAAAGCTCCAGAAAACCCTTCTGGATGATAAGAACATTGAAAAGTTCCTCGCCAAACCGGGAGGTTATGATGCATCCCTGAACAGCACCACAGCCGATTTCGCCAAGAGAGGCAAGGAAGAGATGTTTGGTAAGGAACTTCCCGAAATTCTCCGTAGCCAAGGTGCTGCAATGCCTCTCCTCAAGCAAATCAACCGCATGATGGCAAAGCTCCGTAAGGGTAAGTGGGAGAGCGGTAACGAGGAATTTGAAGCCACTCAATCCCCCGCCATGATCCTTGCTGATAAAATGCTTGATCTTGCCACCATCATGGGAGCCAAAGCTGTTGACAGTGTGGAAAAGGATAGATCACCTCTGGCAGCTAGAGCAGAACAACAGGGTAATCCGAAATTATATTTCATGAAGAATTTGACCAAAAATCAAATTTCCCAAATCTCCGCTGGTATTGAACAATTAATTGATGCCAAGACGGGAGTTGATAAGGAAGTGTGGCGCAAGAAAGCAGCACAAATCGGACAAAAAGTTTCCCCCATTTATGGGGAATTCATGACATTCCTTCTGGATACCGCCGAAGGAGAAGAAGCATCTCAGATTGATGAGAATGAAAGTTATGAAGGTTATGATAACCGAGTTCTTGAAAAGGTTCTTGATTCCGATGAAAAGTGGCAAATCTTTGACCAATGGTATGCCATGGAAAAAATTCGCAGGGGTAAACAGAACTCCAAACAGAATGTTGCTGATGTGGGAGATGTTGGGGAATTCAACAAGGCTCTGGATGCCAAATTGGGTATCAAGAAGAAATCCGAAGAGGAAGAGGGTTCCGTTATGGGATACATGACAGAGCAAGTCCATAAGGACTCTTTCGTTGATAAACAAGTGTTCAAGGATCGTGGATTCAAGAAACCCGTGAATTATGCCCATTGGTTAGCCATCAATGAGTCGTTCAACTAAACGATCACAGAACGCCAAACGTTCTTTGGTAATTTCCAAATATTCTTCCGATACATCAATCCCAACGAATTTACGATCCAGCTTCTTACATTGAACTGCTGTCGTGCCACTGCCTACGAATGGATCAACCACCAACATCCCCTGTCTGGTGAATGTTTGTATATAATCAGAAGTCAATTTCTCTGGAAATGTTGCGGGATGTTGTTTCTTGAGATGCCAATCCTTGGGTCTTTCCCTCTTGGAATTTGAATAATGTTGGACAGTTCCACAG